GTCCCATATCCTGCCCCTGCAGCGCCACTACGATAGCCTCTAATATCTTCCAGATACCCTCTCGCTTTATAGCCTCTCCCTCCAGACCGGTCTTTAAACTTTGAAAAACTATTAGCAAACTCACATCACATGTGCATTTGTATCTTGGCTTGTTTCGAGCTATAGTGACTTTTTGGAAATCACCCTCGCTGATCGTAACATTAACCGCTGGTCGCGTCAAATTCATCTTACCAGATATCAAATCCATCACCGCTATCTGCCGAGTATCGAGCCCACTCTTATTGAGCGTCTCTGTAATGTTGGCGCAAATCTCTGCCATCATATAAAGTACGCATTCCAATTGTTGGTAATCTTACTAGATATCATAGGCGTATTAGCAAGAGAGTTATTAGTCACTACCCATGCTGGATTAGATACTATCTCAAACGGGCTCACCCTACCACGCTGTATATCGCTCAAAATTTTTACGCAGTCTTTATAGTCCTCTTTTATAGACTCCGGCATTATCAATGCCAGAGATCTTTTGAACAAATAATAGGCTGCGAGTCTCGTGCTCAAATCCCTTATCATATCAGGCACGGTACTCAAAGGCAATGAAAAACGACCTCTCATATACGAATCTATGTGGTCATCTGCTCTGCGTATAGCATCTATCAGCTTCTCCATGTCTATATCATCTGTATCATTGTCGTCCGTGATCTCACGGAGCTGTGACTCAGGGATATAGTTTTTCAAATCGCTAATAGATGAATATGCCATATTTCTCTTTTTATATGGTGATAGTGTAGGATCACTACACTATCACCATTTGATATACTATTGCACCGCACTATGCAGTCACGGTGTTCTTCCACGCGTAACCCACATCTAACGCGACCGGAGCAATTTCGATCTGCTCAGTAATCTGGTAGATCGTCGAGCTCACCTGCTCATCACGATAGCCGCGCATAAATCTCATGCTGCCCATGTACGGGAGTCTGAACTGATAACCCGCACCGAGAGCACGGAGACCAGGAGCCTCCTGATAGAACAAAAAGGCATTACCCTTACCAGACGGATTCCAAATGGACGCCGTAGTCGGGGTAGTCTTCTTGTTATCATTACCAGTGATGATAATCGAGCGACCAATCAACACCTCATCCAGCTCAAGAGCCGACGCGATAAGATCCGCAGTCATTACTGCTTTCTGGGTGTACTTTATTTTGTCGCTTAGCACTATGTTGGACTGTGTCGCCAGGAACGTCGCATAATCAAGGATCAACTTGTTAGGGATGACGCCCGTGCTCTTACGGATAGCATCTTTAGCAGCAAAAATATCTGCTATCATGCTATTTGTGCTATCTGTCTTTGACCATCCTGCACTCACCGACGGGGCCGTACCACCAGCCGCGCCGTCAATCCACGTATTACCGTAGATTATATCGGCGACTAGTTTCTCTTTGAAATTGTCGATCTTGGTGATGATGAGCTGCGTAGCATCAATGATAGGCTGTAGTGGATACTGGCCGGGCATCTGTGCAATGTCGATCAGCTCGTCCGTGACCGACGCTTCCGCGGAGATCTGACGAGGATTGATCTGCTGCGTATCAATGTTGTAATTGAAACGCCGACGCATCGTACCTTCTGACCGGTACAGATCACCATCTTGCAGTCTAAACAAATTTGCCTTGGAATACTTCAACACCTTTGTGTTGAGCGTAGCCACAGGGACGATCGGGAATACAGAATCACCGATAAGATTTTTCGGCTTATACTGTATAGTGAGGTCCTGCGCTGCGACGGGTATGCTTACTTGTCCAACTGACGGCTGTGCCATATGTTGCTCCTGTTAAATCGTTTCTCACATTAGTTTACTGACCGACTACTCCTTAGGACGGATTCTGATCTATGAGCCTCACCGCAACAATATCATCAGCCGCTGTGGATGCCTGGAGCATGATAGCGCGAGCATACTTGAGAGATCCCGACGCGTTGAGCCCACGGCCCGTGTTCGCAGCGGACGCACCATCATACTGAGCCATCAAAAACGTACCGATAGCATACGCGTCTGCAACTTGCAAGCGTGTCACACCAGTCAGTACGACGGCAGCGGGGATCTGACCACCAGCAGTTGCTGTAGGCACATTGTTCATGATACCCATTTGATACTCAGCCTGACCTGTGCACTTACGTACGAGACCCGATGTCACGTCTTGTACTACAAACTTGTGCTGGTCTGCTGAAAGATCCTCGTTGGTTCCGATGCTTACTGCGTATTCCGGAAGATTGAACGCCATAACTAAACTCCTATTGCTTTATTGTTTACTTACCGTAGCATGCTTTCATGTACTCTGCATAGGCCTCAGGAGCGCCCTTTTCGCATTCAGAGTACGCACACTTCGTAGCCTCTTCGTAAGAGATTGCTGGATTGAGCCGCTGAGCTTCAGCGACCTTCTTGGCTATATAATTTTCAACCTCGAATGAGCTCGACGGGAAAGCGACCGCCGCATCACTCCGAGGCTCGTTAGGCACCTCGCCGAATTCGATTATTTTAGGCTGTGCTGCGAGGTAATCCATATATGTTTCAACGGAGCTCTTCGAAGGCTTACCTTCAGAGAAACTCCGTGTAGTATGCAGCGAATCGATATACTCCCGGGCTTCCAAATTCTTAATCGACTCCTCAAGGTCTGCGGGGCGCAGCTTACCGTCACGTACGAGTCCTTCACAGAAACTTTTTTTATCAGACGCGGCTTTAGAGGCTACCTGCTCCGTGACCTGCTTACGTAGAGCCTCCACTTCAGATTTCAACGCCGCTACTTCACCCTTTAGAGCCTCGTTCTCCTGAGAGATCTTACCAGACTCTTCCTTGTCTTTAGCCTGGGCCTCTTTGTCTACAGTGATAGATGCGGGAGCTACCTTAGCATCCTTAGTCTCTGTGTCTATTGTCTCAGCATTTTCAGACTCACTAGTGCTCTCTTTCTCTTTCACGGCAGTACCACCCTCAAGAGCCTCTACGTTTGGCTTCGCGAACTCCGCGAACTCCATTTTAGCTTTGGCTACATCAAAACCGAATTTCTTCAGGAGTCTGTTAAAAAACTGGTTCTCTTTCTTGATTTCTTCTACATCAACTTTATCGATGACGTCTGCCATAGTTTTCTCCTCCGAGAATGAGTATGTTTTATAGGATCCGTGTTCATTGAATTGCAGTGGGGCGAGGCCTTTTACCGCGGGCTGCATAGCTCCTAAAAAAGCTACGTGACGTATAGTACCATCATCGTACATTGATATAGATCTGTTCTTGTAAGCATGATTTCTCAGACAGTCCACAAAATTCTTATTGAGCTGATGCAATTTCAGCTTGAGCTTATCACCTTCCACATATGCTTTCTTAATCCATCCAAACGCCGGAGAATTGTCGAGAGGGTGACCAATACACACGGGAGCGGGTTGTATGGCAGATTTCTCATTATATGTTGTAGCAATTTTTTGTAGGTCATCTTTAGTCCAGGTTGCTGTGTCACCTGTCGAGTCAGTATGAGTGCCCGCGCTAAACGCCTCGCAATCGAGCTCGTCCTCATCCTCTCCAATATCCTCAGAGAGGTCAATCGGCTCATCTATAGCCGAGAGCATCTTTTTCTTTAGCTTTTTGGATTCTTCATAATTCATATTTTATTACCGTCGAGATCCAGATTGCCTGTGTATTTTTCGTACCGTATACCGTTGTCATCCGGGTAGGGTTGAGTGTGGTCGGCGCAGGATGTGTATAGCTCTTCGGGCACTCCCTGTGGAAATGCCTTGCACCGAAAGTCGGCACCCCATTCCCGTATGAGGTTGGCGCAGGTATTACACTGCGGGGCTTTTAAAGATATCACTTTGCCCCCATCAGTCCTGCCACATATTGTATAACCACGTTATTGTTTCCAGAATTCATATGCGCTGACCAACATTCTGCAGCGAGTTCTTTTGTATTAGTAGATGCGTACCCACTCACTATTCGAGACACCCCGTCGCGCCCAAATACCGTAGCTACTCTACCTATTTTTCCTGTACCTGATTCCATAGAAAGGTGCACTCCGTGACCTATTTCGTGATCGATTACAG